GCATTCGTGGCTCAGCTCCCGGCGAACGACGCGGTGGACGCCAGAAAGGCACCCCCAACAAGGTCAACGCCGACCTCAAGGAGATGATCCTCGGGGCGCTGTCCGACGTTGGCGGCCGCGATTACCTCGCACTGCGCGCCAAGGACACCCCAGCCGCGTTCCTCACCCTCATCGGCAAAGTGCTGCCCATGCAGATCACCGGAGAAGGTGGCGGCGCGCTCGTGATCGAGGTCGTGACAGGCGTGCCACGCGACGAGGAAGTGCTGACCGGCGTGCCACGGGATGGTGACGCCGACAACGAATAACGTGCTATAACGATCGAGACCTCAGGGTGCTGATAACACCCTGAAGCCTCTGGCCAACGAACAGGGTGAGTGCTCGAATGGTTGACGACAGCATTGACCAGCAATCTGCCTGCGCCAAGGACTTGCTGGAGAGGCGCCGCACCACAACGCAACGATACCGAGAGAAAAACCGCGAACTTATTAGAGCTAAAGCGCGGCCTTATACCAAGGCATACCGCCTAGCTAATCTTGAAGCGGTTAAAGCCAAAAAACGGGCTAAATACGCCGCAGATGGCGAATACGATAGACGATACGCACGAGAGTGGTACGCACGAAACGCAGAGGCCTCAAAGGTAAAGCATGAGGCCTGGCTCGCGGCTAATCCAGGCAAGCGGGTAGAATACGAAACCCGCAGACGGGCCAAGAAAGCTGGCGCTGACGGGGACCACACCATCGATGATGTGCTGGCGATCGGAGAAGCACAGGGGTGGAAGTGCCATTGGTGCAGCAAATCAGTGCGCAAGCGCTACCACGTAGACCATATAATCCCGCTGTCCAAGGGCGGCGGAAATGGACCACGCAATCTGTGCATCACCTGCCAACCCTGTAACCAAAGCAAGCATGCCAAGGACCCGATTGATTGGGCGAGGCAGCTTGGAAGGCTTTTGTGAGAGATGCCAGCGGCTGCGCAACGTGTGAGCTTGAGCTACCGGCCGAGGCCACAGTTCGTGGCCTTCCATAAGCGTAAGCAGCGGTGGGCGTGCATAGTTGCTCATCGGCGATGCGGCAAGACAATGGCGACCGTGATGGATCTGATTGATGCCGCGCTGCGGTGCGATAAGCCAGATGGTCGTTTCGCTTATGTTGCACCCACTTACGCTATGGCGAAAGACATTTCGTTCGGTTACCTGAAGCGCTTCACGACGGACATACCCGGGGTCGAACAGCGCGAGTCAGACCTGTCAGTGATCTTTCCTAATGGGGCGCGTGTGCGTTTGTATGGGGTCGAGAGTTACGATCGGTTGCGTGGTATATACCTCGATGGCTGCATCTTAGACGAAGCTGGAGATATGCCGCCTCAGGCGTGGCCCGAGGTTATTCGTCCGGCTCTTGCTGATCGTCAGGGGTGGGCCGTGTTCATTGGAACACCAAGGGGCAGGAACGAATTTCATCGCATTCATGAGCATGCGCAGCACGCCCCCGACTGGTTCTCGCTGACGCTCAGGGCTGACCAAACTGGACTGCTGCCGCAGCAGGAACTGGACGACATCAGGAATATGCTGACGCCCGAAGCCTATGCGGCTGAAATGCTCTGTAGTTTCGACTCCGCAATCTTAGGGGCATACTTCGCTAAGGAGTTGGATGAAGCACAAGCGGCTGGTCGTATAACGTCAGTCCCTTATGATCCCATCCTCCCTGTGCATACTGCTTGGGACCTAGGTGTGTCTGACAGCACCGCCATCTGGTTCTTTCAGGTCTCCCGCGCCGAAGTTCGCGTCATCGACTACTACGAAGCATCCGGCTACGGCCTCCCACATTACGCTGCAGTGCTCACCTCGCGCGGCTACACCTACGGCACCGACTACCTGCCGCACGACGCACAGGCCCGACAACTCGGCACCGGCCGCTCGCTCTGGGAGACGCTGCACAGCCTCACCAATCGCATCCCGCGCGTGTTGGCACAGCAGAACCTGATGGACGGCATCAACGCCGCGCGCATCAGCATCGCCTCGTGCTGGTTCGATACATACAAGTGTCATGACGGCCTCGAGGCGCTGCGTGCCTATCGCGCCGACTACGACGACAAGCGCAAGGTGTTCACGGATCGTCCGCGGCACGACTGGGCCAGCCACGGATGCCTCACTGGCGATGCCATAGTTCTGACCGACCATGGGTTGCGGCGTATCGACCAGATGAAGGCCGGCGACCGTGTTTGGACACCGGCAGGATATGCCGTGGTCGAATGGGCTGGAGTGGTGAAGCGGGCAGCCGAACTCGTGCGGATTGAACTACCAGACGGGCGCAGGCTGACGTGTACGCCAGAGCATAAAATCGCGACAAATCGCGGTTTCGTTCATGCTGATGCTTTGCGATATCTGGACGTTGTGCTATCTGGTAACGAATGGCAAAGCTACCTGATAGGATTGTGTTCGAGGGTTGCGTCTACCGGCTATCGGGCAATTATTACCGCCGCCATGAGTGGGGAAAGCCAGGACCGTCCAACCTTCATCGAGCGGTGTGGGAGCATCATAACGGCCCTGTGCCGGACGGCTGTGACATACATCATCGGGACGGCAACCCACTCAACAATGCTCCCGGCAACCTTGAATGCGTCGATGCCTCTGAACACAAGCGACAGCACGCATTGGAGCGACGCGCCCGCGGAGAACTCCACGACCCATCTGACTTTTGCCGCGAGCAGGCTGCTGAGTGGCACGCCAGCCCCGATGGCATCGAATGGCATCGGCAACACGGCAAAGCGACATGGGACACGCGCAAGTGGGTTGCTGTTGTTTGCCGCCAGTGTGGTCAGAGCTTTGCTACGCCTTATCCCACGCGGGCGAAGTGGTGCCATATCAATTGTAAGATGGAAAACCTACGCCAGCGGCGCGGACGCCCAGTTGGTCTACGACCTGACCGTAAAAGACCACGCCTGCTATCAGGCAAACGGGTTGCTGGTCAGTAACAGCGACGCGTTCCGCTACCTAGGCCTCGCCTGGCGGCAGATGCAGCCTGAGAAGCCGCCGAAGCCGCCAGAGGACTCGTGGGACCGGGCTTTCGCCCGCGCATCGCAGAGCACAGTCGAGAGTTGGCGCGTGGCATGAGCGACGATGATAGGGTCGTGCATATTGCCTGCCATAAGTGCTGGACTCGCCGCCGTTGGCCTGTGTCTGTGCCAAGGGAGAGCCCTGATGTGTTCTGTCGCAGCCTCAAATGCGAGTGCGGCGCAGACTATCGCAGTTTAGCCATTGGCCGCGGCGACGTGGCGCGTCTGCGCGCGATGATGGAGGAATGGTGGAATGAGGAGGCGGCGTCGCGTAAGCCTCGTGCCCGCAAAGCCGCTCAGGGTGCGGCTGACCAAGGCGGACTGGGCACAGGTCATACGAGCCAGGGCGTCGATGGCGGCGTTCGATGAGATGCCGCAGGAGTGGCGCCGGTTCTGTGCCGACTACCCACGCACTGCGCGCGGCTCCTCACTGGCCGGCGTGCTGGACTCGGCCGGGGGAGACGTGCAGAGCGCCCAGCAGTCGCTGCGATATCTGCTGCCGGTGAGGGGCGCATGAGGCATCGCTGGACTGACGAGGACAGAGCGTTTGTTGCGGCGCAATGGGCCAGCGGCATCAAGCAGAAGCACATTGCAGAGATATTCGGCTACGCCGCCCCGGCCATGATCTCTAATGAGATCCAGACGTTCCTTCGGAAATACGCAGATACGCCTGTTCGTCCTGATGATCACAGGCAGTCGCACAACCGAGTGAAGGCACAAGGCGAGCCTCGCCGGTTGCTGGTCAAGGATGCAATCGCCACTTTCATCGCAAAGCGCAGCGCATGACGGTCGACAAGCCAGACACCACCATCCCCATTCCTGGTGGCGCGACAATCACGTTGCGGGTTCCAAGGCGTCCACCGCTGTCCGTCGAAAAAGCATCAATCATTGCGGACTATGGGCATCCGACACGCTGGGAGTACGAGGGCGAGGACAACATTCTGCTGCACTGGGATTACCGGCGATGACCGAGCAGCCAGACACCACCACGCTGAGCGGCGCGGAGTTCCAGCGCCACGCCGGCACCGACGCGCAGAAGTGGGCCGAGGCGTTCGTGCGTGCATGCCACCGCGATCTGCATGAGCTGCTGTCCGACGAGTGTCAGGCGTATCTGGCGCGGTGGCTGAGCGATTACGCTGAGGTGCGCGTGGCTGAGGAGCTGGGGCGCGTCACCGCTCGCCTGGTGCCACGGCATGACGAGTGAGGCACCCGACCACGAAGGCCGTGCCGCAGCAATGGAACTGGTGATCGGTGCGCTCATGGCCAACTTCTGCCGCGATCCTCGACACCCGACGCTCGACGAGATGCGCGCCGTATCTGCCGAGGTTGCGGCGATACTCAAAGCGGTGCGGCATGACGACTGATGCGGAGCGCCCTGTACTCGACTGGTGCGCGCAAAAGACGGTCGTGGATCTGATCGAGGAGGCCAAGTGGGCCGTCACGCGATGGGAGTTGCATCGCAGGCTCTACGAGGCGCTTGATGAATGGGACCGCCAGCACAAGGATTGAGTCCGCAAATCACGATTATCGGTCGGAACAACCGCAGCGCTAAGGTCTAGACAAATCGCCCGATTGGCGAGGCGCAGGAAAACCCGCGGAGTCCCGAACCTAATCGCCCACGATCCATTCGGAGCGGCATTACAGCACCATGCCAGACAACAGCCTAGCCCCACCGAACATGCCCTGGCTGTGGCAGCCCAACAGCCCCGTGGGCCAGCCCAACGGCCTCGGGCCGCCGATGCTCAACTATGCCGCGCCACCCAGCCCCACGAGCCAGGGCGCAGGCGTGGCAGCAGCGGGCCAGCAGGCGTGGCAGTGGCTCCAGGACCAGCGCGTCGAGAGCGTGCGCCAGGGCCTGCTCGATCCCGACACCGGCCTGCCGACGCAGAAGGGCGTCGTCCAGGGCGTCGGACAGACCGCGCAGGGCATCGTCATGGGCACCACCGCGCCGGGTGACGTGCCGCCCCCTGGCATCGTGGCGTATCACGGCAGCCCCGCCGACTTTAACCGGTTCGACGACCGTTTCATCGGCACGGGTGAGGGCGCGCAGGCATACGGCAGAGGGCACTATTTCGGAGGCGCGGAGGAAACTGGCCGCAACTATCGCGACGCGCTCACGCCGGAGACCATCCCCAACCCCGAGTTCAACGCAGCGCAGCAGGAATACAACGCGAAGTATAGTGCTGTGGGAAACGCTGCGGGTGCGACTGATGCAGAGTTCAATGCCGCTATTGCCGCGCGCGATGCCGCGTATGAAAAGATGAAGAGCCTTCCCCCGACTATCCCTAATCCAGCGGCGCCCGGGCACATGTACGAGGTGAAGATCGGCGCTGATCCGGAGCATTTCCTGCACTGGGATAAGCCGCTGTATCAACAGAGCGACGCGGTAAAGCAATCAGGTATTATACCCAAGACGCCTGACTACCAGATGCAGACCGGCGGCGAGTTCCTGGAACGCCTGTCCAGGCGCCTCGGTGGTTCCGACGTTGCCGCCAAGGCATTGCAGGATGCGGGTATTCCTGGGGTTCGCTACCTCGACCAAGGCAGCCGTGGCGCTGGGCAGGGCACGCACAACTACGTCGTGTTCGACCCCGCCATGATCGACATCCTGCGCAAGTATGGCCTCGCCGGCCTGATCGCAGGCGGGGGCGCCGCAGCCGCCGCAACCCAGCAACAGCAGCCGAGCCAGTGAGCGACACCGCGCACCAGTAATATCAGCGCCGTGGCTCGAACGCCTGCAACAACTTGTGCGCCAGGTCAGTCGCAATATGCCGCGCCAGGCTCTCGGCTCGCTCGCGGCGCATGGCCCAGTCGCTCATCGCTGCCGGATCGAAGGCCGGCGGTGCGCGGCCGATGTGGAGATCCAGCGCCTGCTCACGCCCGATCTGGTAGCGCAGCATCATCGGTTCGCCGCTTGAGGCGTACGGCGACTGATCGATCCTGATCGATATGGTTACAGCGTCTTCCATGCTCTCACCCTCCCGTGGTCCATGAGCGATACCGCACACCGATCACTCGTCCGACTGCTCTGCGGCCTTTCGCTGGTTTTCATACATCTGATACGCTTGGTGCCACGCCTCGCTGTGCCTGGGATCGATTGAGAGGGAGGCGCGACGCGCGAAGTCCTCTCGCCGCTCACGCTCAGCCTTCTGACGCAAGGGTTCATCTTCCAACCACTTGCGCCCCTCGTATTCAAGCAGCGTCTCGGGGCCGAAACGGCGCTGATGCATAACCTCTCTGATGCGGCTCCCAACCCAGGCCGTTGATCGACCGAACTCCTTTCCGAGCGCGCGGTAATCGCGCTGGCCACCGAGATATGCCTGCCAGACAGCATCCCTGATCCTCTGGTTCTGTGCCTCTCGCAATTCGTACTTCGTCGTTTGCTTCGGGCGCGCCTTCTTGGCCGCGCTCAGCCTGACCAGCGCCGCGTCATAAGCGGCTTTCGCCTCGACGTATTCACGCTCCGCATCGTCCGACATCGGAACCTCCTCACGCTCCATGAGCGATACCGCAATCCATCTCCACGTCCATACCGGCGACCGCGGCCCCGACACGCCGCCGGCGATCCGTGACCTGACGGGCGGCGATCCAGACGCTTACCCGAAGGATCTTGATGACCTTCATGGGAAGCTAGTCAGGTGGTTCGAAGAGTCAGAAATGGCTCGGATGGATGAAATAGAATTAGCTCAGCGTGACCGTGAATATTTTGATGGGTTTCAATGGACCAGAGAAGAACTCAAACTATTAAAGGAGCGGGGTCAACCCGCTATCGTAATAAATAAGGTGGCTGATAAGGTTCAGCTATTATGCGGGATGGAAAGAAAGGCTCGTACTGACCCCAAGGCGTTTAGTCGCACGCCAGCCGAGGAGGATCGCGCCGACGCTGCCACGCAGGCATTGAGATACATTGCGGATGACAACGACTTCTCCATCGTGCGCAGCGAAGTGTTCTCCAACATGCTCATCGAAGGCGCTGGTGGCGCTGACCTGGGCCTCGAGGACGACGGGCAAGGCTCGTGCAACATCACGATCACCACCATCCCGTGGGATCGCATCTGGTACGATCCGCACAGCCGCAGCTACGATTTCAGTGATGCGCGCTATAAGGGCATGGTCATCTGGACCGATAGGGACGCCCTCGAGGAGATGTATCCCGACGCGGACGATGTGATTGAGAGCAGCTTCAGCAGCACCGACTACCAGTACAACGACCGGCCGGAAACGGCGTTCTGGACCGACAACAACCGCAGACGTGTGCGGCTCGTGCAATGCGACTGGGCCGAGCGTGGCACCTGGTGGCGCGCGACCTATACCAAGTCGGGGCTGCTGGCCGCGCCACAGCGCTCCAAGTTCAAGGACCGCAAGGGCAAGTCGTGCAGCGGGCTGCTGCTGCAATCCAGCTACATCAATCGCGAGAACCAGCGTTACGGCATGGTGCGGGGCCTGATCAGCCTACAGGACGAGATCAACAAGCGGCGCTCCAAGGCGCTGCACCTGTTGTCAGTCCGCCAGGTCGTCGCAGAGAAGGGCGCTGTGCCGGATGTCGATAAGGCACGCCGCGAGGTCGCCAAGCCGGACGGCTACGTGGAGGTGATGCCGGGGCTGAAGTTCGAGATCGAGCAGACCGCGGACCTCGCCGCAGGTCAGTTCCAGTTGCTGCAACACGCCACCGCCGAGATGCAACTCTCGGGGCCGAATGCAGCCATGTCGGGCACCGACCCGCGCGAGTTGTCGGGCCGTGCAGTATTGGCGATGCAAGCAGGGGGTGCCGCGCAGAACGAGCCGTTGGCCGACGCGCTGCGGTTCTGGAGCAGGCGGGTATATGAAGTTTGTTGGCAAGCCGCAAGGGAATACTGGTCGGGCGGAAAATGGGTCAGGGTCACGGATAACCTAGGGGAGACGCGTTGGGTTGGAATTAACCGACCCGTCAGACTGATGGATCGCTTGGCTGATATGCCAGAGCAACATCGGGCTATGGTTATGCAACAAATGCAACTACAGCCTGGCGATCCTAGATTGCAGCAGGTAGTTGGTATCGAGCATGACATTTCGGATTTAGATGTAGATATCACCATTGAAGAGGGCATAGATATTCCATCGCTACAAGCGGAAGAATTTCAGTCGCTAGTCCAACTGGCTTCGGTACAGCCAGGATTGATCCCTGGCGATGTCTTAATCGCGGCGTCAGGGCTGCGCGACAAGGATCAGATCCTCGAGCGCATGAAGGAGCACCAGCAGCAGCAGCAGCAGGCACAGCAGCAGGCAGGGCAACTCGCAACACAGCACGCGCAAGCGGACATCGCTGGCAAGCAGGCGAAAGCGCAGGCGGACATGGCGCTGGCGCAGGAGCGCAAGGTCAACGCCGCGGCCAACGTGCATTCCGTGCATGGCGAGTTCAGCGCACCACCCTACGGGCAGCCGCATGTGGCGCCGGACAACCCGCCTGGCGCGTCACAGCCGATGCAGCCGCCGTTGGACCCTGAGCAGATGGATCCGCAAATGGCAGCGATGCACCACATGGCCGATCTGCAGAAGAAGGCCGCCGACATCAGCAAGACGCGCGCCGACACGATGCTCACCGCGGCGAAGATCCCGCACACCGCACAGCAGACGCTGCACACCGCGCACCAGACGCACAACACCGCTGTGACCACGAACAGATTGCTCCGCACGCCGATTCCACAGCCAGCACCGCCAGGGAGCGCGCCATAATGTGCTTCACCGTCCCATGGCTGCTCTATGCCCTTATTTGGCTCGTGGTGGTCGGTGGTATTGTCGCCGTCATCATGCTTATCCTGCCGATCGTACTCGGCTGGCTGGGATGGGCTGGCGATGTAGCGATGCGTATTATCAGGATCATCGTTGCGGTGATCGTGCTTGTTGCGCTGCTGTATATGCTAATCGATCTGTACGCGTGCGCGACGGGCGGCAGGGCGCTGCTGCGATGATCCGGCTGTTGGCCGGCGACTGCCGCACCGTCCTCGCCACGCTGCCAGCCGACAGCGTCCAGTGCGTTGTGACCAGCCCGCCGTACTATGCGTTGCGCTCGTATTTGGACGCATCGCACCCCGACAAGCATCGCGAGATTGGATCGGAGGCGACGCCTGACGAGTATCTGGCGACGATGGTTGCGGTGTTCCGAGAGTCACAGCACGGTCGAGTCCAACCCGCAACGACATACTGAGGTCCAATGGCAACCCTGACTGTCGGCAACGGCCAGAGCATTCAGGCCGCGATTGATGCCGCCGCACCAGGCGACACGATCGACGTGCAGGCGGGCACCTACACCGACCAGTTCCTCACCATCCGCACCTCGATTACGCTGCAGGCGGTGAATGGCGAAGTCCAACTCGTAGCAACGCAGCAACCACCGGATGGGAAAGCTTACATCACGGAGGGCGCCAGTGGCATCAGCGTGGCGATCAATGGGTTCGATATTAGCGGGGTGGCTGTACCGGACGGAAATGGCGCTGCGATCCGCTACGAGGGCGGCGGTCTCTCGCTGTCGGACGACTACTTCCACGACAACCAAGAAGGATTGCTCGGCGCCGCTGTTAGCAACGGTTCAATTGCCATCGACCATTCCGAGTTCGCCCATAACGGCGATGGCAGTGGATCAACTCACAACATCTATGTCGGAGCAATTGCGAGCTTCAGCCTTACGAACTCGTACATCCACGACGCGGTCGTAGGCCACGAGGTCAAGAGCCGCGCCGCCAACAACACCATCACCGGCAACCGCATCTTCGACAACGGCGGCAGCGCCTCCTACAGCATCGACCTGCCGAACGGCGGCAACGCCACGATCAGCGGCAACACGATAGAGCAAGGTCCGAACACCCAGAACCCGTTCGTCGTGGCCTACGGTGAAGAGGGCGCATCCAACCCAGGCACCAGCTTCGCCATCACCGGAAACGCCATCGTCAACGACGATCCGTCCGGGCGGTTCCTGCTCGACACCGCAACGCAGCCGACGCTGAGCGGCAACAGCGTCTGGGGGCTGCCCGCTATCGGTGACACCGTGCTGCTGGCCAACCGGCCGAGCCTGGAAACCAGCGCCATGACGTTCGTCAATCCCACCAATCCTCCGGCGGGAGTTGGCGGATCACCACCATCCCCAGAACCGTCCCCACCACCGCCAGTATCACCACCGCCGCCAACAGAGCCGCCGCCATTGCCACCTCCCGAGCCCCCGCCAGTGCTGCCGCCTGACCCGCTGCCATTACCGCCGCCAGAGCCACCACCGCTACCGCCGCCGACACCAACGCCCACGCCATCACCGCCCCCCGTGCAGCACGGGCATATGGGGCACCACCATCAGCTCGCTGCTGCGCTGCGGGACTTTCTGGCGCCACACACGCACACGTAACGACGCAACGACGTACGACGCCTACGCATCAACACATGGAGACATCTGATGCCAACATTCCGCGTCACATCCGGGGCTCTGACGCTCGATAGCGTTGGGGGCAATTACCCGAGCAATGAGCTCCCAGGCGATCAGCCTGGTATCGACAATTCGCTGCCAATTCCTCCACCGCCACCGGGGATTTGGCCGCCTCCTGTGCCGGCGCACCCAATAGTGCCGATCCCGCCGGGAGGCAGCACGCCGCCGCCGGGAACGATCTGGCCCAGCCCTGGCCATCCAGCGCACCCGATAGCTCCCGGTGGCTCACCGCCGCGGCCCGATCAGACGCTACCGCCGACTGGCATGGACCCACATCCGTCTCACCCAATCGCGTCAGGCACGTACTGGTGCCTCGTGTATCTACCGGGCTTCGGGTGGAAATATGTGGTCATCGATCCATCACTGCATGTGGACGTCTCTCCGCCGGCACCACAACCAGCGCCGACGCCGCATAAATAATCTACGCGTCAATCGTGTCTAGCGAACACACCATGCAGCCGGGTCGCGGCCTCAAACCGCGCCTTGGCTGCTTCCTCCAAAGTCTTGAAGCGGCCAAGAGCAATATCCTTGCCGTTGAACATGATGCGGGCGCGATAGCTGCCATGAGGCAGGAGGCCGACGCCTTTGATGCCGGTGGTGTTGTTCTTCCGCTTTCCGGAATTGGCGCCGTTTTGGAGCTTCGTGGCAGCCCGCAAGTTGGTGAACCGATTGTTCAGCTTGTTGTGGTCAATATGGTCGATGACATCCGGCACAGGCTCGCCGTGCATATAGAGCCAGACGAGGCGATGAGCACGATATTGGATGTGTCCGACAGCGACCCTCAAATGACCGGCAGGATTGATGGTGCCAGCGGCTTTGCCAGCATATCGAGTGTTCCAGAGGCGGAAGTTTTGTTCGTTGCGGAACATACTGCGCGGGCGCGGCTTCCAGGCGAACACACCGCTAGCCACATCATAGTGGAGAAGTTGCCGCACCAAGTCTCGGTCTGGCAGTTTGCGAATAGCCATATCGGTCCTCCGAACGGGATCGTTGGTCAGGGTGCCTGGGCCGTGGCAAGCGGCTCAGGTTCCCGCTTTATAACATAACAACCAGGGGCTTCACGTCATGAAACACAATGCGGGCCAGGATACGTTAGTGCCGCGCCTTGCTTCAACGACGGGGTTCGAGCACGACCCCATCTCAGCGCCCCACCGCATCGCGTCGACCGCACAAGCGGCCCGTGGGGCATCGACAATTCGGCGTATCCTCGCTCGCGTTGGTTATGGCACGGTCATCGTGGCGGGCGCCATGTTCTTCCACGCGCCGGCCCATGCCACGGTCATCCTCTCGTTCGGCCAGACTGCCGGGACGCCGATCACGGCGACGGAGAACGGCGCGCAGACCGCCACCACGCTCAGCGCTGTCGACGCGCCGATCGCCATCACGCAGATCGAGAACGGCTCGCCGGTCAATGCGTTCTTCGACCTCAGTGCTGCGTCCGATGGTGCTGCCGTGCCGATCCTGGGGGGAAGTGCTCAGAAATTCTCTGGCACGTTCAGCATCACGAGTTCCATTGGCGGCACCGGCACCAACTACCTGTCGGGCGTGTTCAGCGACGTGACCTTCGGCAGCGGCGCTGGTGGAGCGCTGGCTGTCGGTGCGCCGCCTGATGTGCTCACTCTGACCAGCGACGTGATCACCGACCTGTTCAATCCGAGCGCGGTGGGGTTGGCTTTCGCGAATATCACGCCGGCATTCCAGATCGTGGGCACCAGCATCGGCAGCTTCACGAGTTCCGTGTCGGGCACGTTCTCAGCATCGCCTGCGGCAGTACCGGAGCCGGCCACACTGGCGCTGCTCGGGGTGGGGCTGCTCGGGTTGGGGTTGGTGCGTCAGCGGCGTGCGTGATGAGCGAGGAAAAGACGACCAGACTGTGGCTATGGAAGAACGGCGACCATTACCTCGCATTCGACAATCCGTGCCCGACGTATGGTGGCGGCGACCCGATGACGCTGGGAGAGCCGGTGGCGATTGCCATTCTCACGTCATCAACGCCTGGCTGGCAGCAATGGGATGACCAGGGGCGTTACGTGGGCTGATGGCCGAGGCGCCGCCCAACGGCAACGGCCACACCACGGTCGTGCAGGCGGCGATCAAGCTTGGCGGGCAGGCTGCGCACACGTTGGGCCCCCAGTTCCTGGCGCTGATCATCGTGAATGGCTTGGCGCTAGGCTTCCTGTTCTGGTTTGTCGATGCGAGGGCGCGGCACACCGCCGATGTGCTCAATCAGTTGCTGTCGGCTTGTCTCACGAAGCAGTGAGGCTTCAAAATGCCCATTTCCGATAGCTACCCCCAGAGAAGTGCCAGATGCCACAATTGAGCGCCCCGGAAGCTGCCAGAACACCCCAGGAATGGCTCGACGGCCACGCG